CCGCGGTGCGCATGCTGGTCTTCTCAGTTTCCTCGCCTGAGCTGATCCGGCTGTTAATCGCCGCCACCTGATCGGAGAGATTTTTCGCCCAGGCTGGCATCTCTTCGCTGTTGGTGGCCTGCTCTTTAGCCTTCTTGTCGTCCGCCTCTTTCTTCTCACGGGCAGCCTTCTCTTCAGGCGTTTCTTCTTTGCTGTCGGCGTTTTCTGCCAGCATCTGGTTATATGCGTCCATCAGTTCGGCATCGGTTTTACCGTCAACCGATTTACCTTTGGCCTTCAGCGCATTAACGATGAGCTCTTTCATCGGGTCTGTTTCCTTCTGGGTTGAATCGCTGTTGGCGCTGAATAACGCCTTTAGCTGGTTGAAAAATGATTTAAGCGATGGGTCTTGCGGGTCGGGATTACTGGCTTCGGCGAGGTTGCAGACTTCGATTTCTACTTCATCGCCTTCTGCATTCACGAAGATGCCTACGCCTTCATCCGGCGTTCCGGCGCCCGGTTCATCGAGCAGCACCGCCACATGGTCAAACATCATGTTGGTGGCGATTTCGTTGTACTTCTTGCCCTTCGATTCGCCATTGGCAGCGATACCGGAATACAGCAGGCCGGTGGAGATGTGTATCGGGTCTGAGTTGGTGCCGGCCCGCATCTCATCCAAGCGGTTTATCAGGCGCTTGCCCTTCTCGCTGGATTCGGCGTACTGGCGGTTAACGTACATGTCGCCCGTCACCTTCTTGTCTTTGTGGCTGACGTTCTGCAGCCAGGCCCCTACGTGGTACTCGTTCACCGCCCGGACATCGCGAGCCGAAACATGCTTGCCGTCCACTTTCGGGTGGCCCAGCGGCATCGGGTTACGCTCAAGCGTGTTGTAGGCCTTTTCGATTTCTGCTGCCGGGTACAACTTCCGGTTCATCACAATATCGTCCACGACAGGCGTAATGCCGCGAACCACGATATGTGGCTTGCCGTCGATGGTTTCAGTGGTGATGTTTGAAGCGGAGTTGACGACGGTCAGCACGTTAACGCGGTTGCGTTTCATGCTGGGTCCTCATTGGTGGATTTCAGGCAATAAAAAACCCGCCGAAGCGGGTTATTACTTATTCTTCAAAGTCGATATCTAACTCATCCCTAGGGTAGGATCTGGCGTAGGCTTCTGCAATTGCTTCCTCTCCCTGTATTCTCAGGCTTTTAATCCTTTTAGCTGTCAGCTTTGCCCAGTTATTCATGGCGTCCTGTTTTAAGAAACAGTAGTGATCGTCGTTACTTTCGATTAAAACCCAACCAAGTTCACCTAGTGAATTCCCTACTTCGCGAATAAAACCTGGATGAATATTGAATCGGTTAGAAATCCTACGCATTGTTTCTTTCGAGATTTTATAGCGGGTAATAACCTTACTTTTTTCTCTTGCATATTCATCAAGGTTCAAAATGATGAGCTTTGCAGTTCCCTCAGGAGAGATACGAATTCTGGGCATTTTTAATCCTCTAACGAGTTACATGGGTTTCGCCAGCGCAAATGACGTGCTGATAAAAACAATCTAACATTTAACTTTTAGAGTATCAAGTTACCTTTTTGTAAACTTAACATATCATTTTTCAGCCCAAGAGGTTCTATCTTGTTTTAACTTATCCGCCAGCCCATCATTGAAGATGCTGCCGTCGTCTTTGAGCAGTACCGGTATTTGACCGCAATAGCAGTTGTACCGGTTGCCGTTTTCGGCGTAGAAGTCCCTCACCTCTTCGGTGGTGTAGACCTTCCCGTGACGGCTGGCATGCCAGCTGCGCGTCGTTGGCTTTAACGCTGACAGCCACAGCAACCCGGTATTCAGCCCCAGCCTGTCGGCGGCCCAGTCAGTTTCGTTCCACTGCGCCTGCCGCAGCGCGCCGACCTGCTCAGTCTGAGCGATGGTCTTGGCCTTCGACATCGATACATCGAGGCGCTTGCTGATGGCGCTTGCTGTTTCTCGAGGATTCACCCCGCGCGCTACAGCATCGGTTATGATGTTGGTTACATCGCCGCGGGCGTTGTCGCTTATGACCTTCCAGTCACTGAAGGTAGTCAGTCTGGCCGCCGCCACCTGATTAAGATGTCCGGGGCTGTTTAAAAGCTGCTGTAGCGTCGTCTGGCTAGCGTACACCTGCGACTGCTGCGAGAGGTTGTTGAATGCCTCCAACGTGCCTCGCTGCGCTTCTGCGACGACATAATCCATCGCCCACAGATTCTGCTCACCACCATCCAGCAGGTAATCGTCGAGAATCGACTGCACCGCTTCGAGGAGGTCAGCCAGTTCCTGTGCCGACATGTCGTAGATGAACTTACCAGCGTTGACCTGGTAGAGTCGCATATCCGCGCCGTTATCGTGGCAGAGGAAGTGCCAGTTATGGCTATTTACCTCACGCTCTCGCCCGGTCAGGCGCCGGTCGAACAGAGCTTTCAGCGCGCGCTTGATGCCGAGATACCGCTCCTCGATATCCCGGTACATCGCGGTTACCTGCCTTGCCGATCGCGTCGGGTCAATCTTGCTGCGCGGAACTATCGGCAGCCCCACCTTTGCCGTCTGTTCTGGTGTCATCTGCCAGCGGATCATCAGTTGTCACCTTATCGTCCGGGTTAGGCGGTTCTTTTGGCTCCGGCAGCGGGTCAAGCCCAATAACCTCGCGCAGTTCATTGGCTGAAATAGGCGGCTCACCGCCATAGAATCCAGATGTTTTCTGCACGATGTCGGCAAGTTTCGAAGCGTTTTCGATCTTCTCTTTCTCGCCGGGTGCCAGCAAGTCGCTCCAGGAGATGGTGACCTCGCCTTTGGTTGGCGGGTCAATGATGCCCAGAGTCCAGAAGCGTTCAAGCAGTGCCGTAATACGGTCTGTCAGGAATCCATTGCGGCGCTTATTACGTCGGATAGCCCAGTCTGTTTTATCCTCGTCGCTCGCAAGTCGACCGGTCTGCTGACCGAACAGAATGGTGAACGGGATTTGCACGGAGGCGGCCAGTTCGTTCGCGGTGACTTCCCATGTCGGGCCCGGGTCGCCAGGCGTAACGCTCAGTACGTGCATTTGCCCGGCCTGCATTACAGCCGCTGCATCGGTACCGCGGTTTAGCTTGTTGACCTTGTCGCCCATCGCTTCGCCTAGATCGGCATAGCCGGCCTTTTTTGCCTGGTCTGCAAGCGTAGCCATGTCGGTTTCTTTGCTGAACTCGACCGCAATCTGGCGACTGGCGTTCTTCAGGAAGCCCTCAGCACCACCGCCGGAAACTTTCTCAAGGTCGAGGCCTTTGTTGTATCCAGCCTCAAGCAGCGGGATACCTGAGAGGACATTTTCGTCCTCTGAACCCTCACAGAACAGGATTACACGGCTTGGGTGCACCGGCTCGCCGCGCATCGGGCCAACAAATGCTTCGTCTCCAACGGGCTGCTCATTGAAGTTAAACATCAATGGCTGGCCGAAAGTTGGCGAAAGACGGTTGTTATCCCATTCAGCGACGGTTAGTTGTGGCTCCCATACCGGGATAAGCTTCACCAACGCTGACTCACCAAGCGATTTCACCAGCTTGATATCTACTGGCTCGTTCCACGGCTTATTGTCTTTCACCTGCAGAAGGAGCGCTGAGTATCGACCTACCATATTGCGTCGATCGGCATCCTTCACCTTTGGCCACAGCTTCTTCATGAATTTGGTGACGTTCTTTTCCCAGGAGTTTTTTTTCTCAGCCTCCTGCGTCACATCACCGTCAACAATGACCGGATAGTCCTGCCAGCAACCATCCAGCAGGCGATGCACCACAGCGAAGCCGGCGGCATTGCGGCGGTACATGTTGTAAAAGTCGTTGAAGGTGATCGTGCGCGGGTAGCCAAACTCCTGATATAGCGTAGGTCGTTTCGTGTTGCCGCCGCCGATCCCTATGGCATTCAGGTAATTCGCTCGCCTCATTTCAGTGGCGAGGCTATTCACAGCCAGTTGAAGGCCGTTATCTTGTTCGCTCACTGGCGATGCTCCTTAGAAGAATACTGTGCCGACCTGTTTACGGTTGTTTTTCGTCACGGCGAAGTAACGGAAGCTGTCAGCACCGTGCGATGTGGCGTCATGGAGAGGCTTGTCTTTCCAGCATCCTCGTTTGTCGTCCCACTCTTTCCGATATCCCTCAAGGTGCGAGATACCTTCCGAGCATTTTTCTTCATCGAATACGCAGGACTGGAGGATTTCGCGCGCCGACTCAATACCTGTGTCGATACCGGTCTTCGGCACAACGCGGAAGTTAATCGAGTACATCTGGCCGTCGATCTCGTAACCTTCGCGCGCCAGCTCTTTGCGTGACTTCGCGTCAGCGGCAAACTCACGGTTTTCGATGTCGTGCGGACCCCAGTGCTCGCCATACTCATAGCCGCGGTCTTTCAGCACCTTCATGTAGTGCCTCAGTCCCTCGCCGGAGTTTTCGTAGTAGTCGATGACATGGAACTCTTCACCAACCTCGCGGACGAACCAGATCGCCGTGGAGTCACCCACGCCGATATCCCAGAACGTGTGAACCGGCAGGTGTGAATTATCCGGGATTTGGCCTATCCGCTTGTTGGTATATAGCCAGCGGAACTGTTTGGCGTAATACGCGCCCTCGACCGACTGCTGGAACGCCTCGGCCGGAATGGTCGGGTATTCGCGCTTCATGTCGTCGCCGAGCGTTTTCTCTTTGGCGTAGTACCAGGCTTTCTGGCGTTCGTTGACGATTACGCCGTGCTTCGCTTCCATCTCTGCGAAGTATTCCAGCAGCCGCACCGGCAGAGGTTCGACCGGGTCGATTGCATACTGAGGATTCTTCCACCAGGAGAAGAAAAAGAACTTCCAGTCCAGCGCGGATAATGGCTTGCCTTGCAGCAATGCTTTCTCTGCCGTCTGACAATAATCGAAGAAGTAACCTGCCCGGCCCTCGGCTGTGCTCTCGATAGTAGCGAAGCATCCTGTCGATACCGCCTCAAACGCACCAGTGACGATCTCACGGGCTTTGTCAGGATACTTGGCGCATATCTTTCCGAACTCAGAAACGTGCAGGTAACGCAGCGTACCGCCACGAAATGACGTGCTGACGTAGAGCGAGCCTCCCTTCTTGAAACCGAGTTCTCCTGAGGAGTCATTGCTCGCCGGGTTGGCAGCTTTTATCTCTGCCGGCAGCTTGTCGTACGCATATTTCACCTTTTCGCGGAACAGACGTTTTGCGTCATTCAGCGTGTGGGCTATCAGAGCGCACTTGGCAGACTCGAACAGCGCTGCGTCTAGCTGGATGATGCACACCTCAGTAGTGAAGCCTAGCTGACGAGCTTTAAGGATGATGTTGCGAGTGTGGATCCCCTCGAAGTATTCCCGCTGCTCAGGTGTCATCCTGAACCGCGTCGGCTTTCCCTCTTTGTCGGTGATCCAATAGAGATTGTTCAGCCGCCAGTCTTTGTCAGACAACAGCTTGAGGTGCTCAGGTTTCATTACGCCCCCTGAGACAGTGAATCCATCAGGTCAGAGATTGAATCAACAACGTGCTCAGTTTTCACCTGCTCGCGAAATGCCTGAACGTCAATGTGCTTACCAATCAATTCGAGGTTCTTCACTTTATCAGGCCACTTAATCTTTTTAAGCAGCGCGGCTGTGTTGCCCTCGGCTGACATCTCAACGACATCCAGCCCGGATATTGTTGTTCTCCAGACCTTCGGCCACTGAGAAACTGGCTTTAGCTCTCCGGTCGAGGTCAAGATGTCCAGCACGTCCATCTGGTCAATCTCAACCAGACGATTCAGGACG